GGAACAACCTAGTATACCTCTCGTGGGTAATTCAGCTTTCCTTAAAGCTCAAGGACTACCTAATAATCTTGCGGTACAAAAAGCTATAGAAGGACTTGATTTCAGTATCCCTGAGCAACGTGAGCAAGCAATACAAAATTTAGATGAACTTGCAAAACGCAGCACTTCTGCAAAAAATGTTAATGCCATTCAAGCTTTTATAAAGCAAATGGCTCCGCCTGTAACGCCCTCAAAAGCTGGAGAAACAGAAGCTGCACTTGCGACTCCACCCCCCAAGTCCAGAGCTAAGCGCTCCGTGCTCAGTACGCGGATGGGTAAGGAAGGCGAAACGCTGGAGGTCAAAAATCCGCACACTGTTAAAACTCTTTTTGCTGCTATGCAAGAGGCTTTTCCGGGAGTGTACGCGCCACTTGAGAGCGCTGGGTTGGTTAGAATTATTACCAGCGACCAAATTCCAAATAGTATTTCTGATAGAAAATTCAGCAAAGCGGATATAGAAAAACTTACATCCGAAAGGGGAACAAGTCTAGCGCTGTTTGCCAATAATTTTGTCGAAAGAATTGCAGCAAAAGATAGGACGCTTGCTGATGCAAACAAGGTAGCAACCGAGATTGTTGATGAAGCAGTAAGTTCACCTGAGAAGTTTTTGCCTGTTACTACAGCGGCTAATATCAGGGTCATTCATGACAGACTTTTGAAAATGCCTGATGGTCTTTCCTACGATCCTGATAATCTGGCCCACGCAAATGCTTCAGTTGAAACGACAACACTCTACGCATTGCGTAAAGATGGAAGTATATCTAGCTATGAGGAGCAAGAGGCGCAGCAACTTAATGAAGAACGTGCCGATGCACTATCTGGATTGGCTTCTTATTTGAAAGATAATAGTGACTACGATCCCTCCGAAGCTGCTACGGCTATTGCGCTTGCAAGTCAATACGGTATCCGAGGGGACAAGTCAAAAGATGGCAAGATACAGTATCGCGCCATTGAGATTCTTGCTGACAACCAAACACCTATTATCGTTGTTGATGGCGCATTCGCCGCTTTGCTTGTTGAAAACCTTCGCGGGGGTATAAGTGGTAAGGCGGCTGTAGTTAAAAGCTATGAAAGCATGGTAGAGAAGGCAAAAGCCGCTAAGGACTCTCTGTCTGACGGGCTTCATAAGTTCAAGCAATCAAATGAAGAAAGTGATGCTGTCGCACTCAACAAAGCTGCCTACGGTACTCCGTGGTGTACAGGCACAGCGGTATCTACAGCCAGATCACATCTTAGTGGGGGTGATTTCTATGTGTACTACAAGGATGGGAAGCCGCAGATAGCGTTCCGCCTTAATGGGCAAAATCAACTGGCTGAACCTCCTCGGGGCACATTACCCGGACAGGGGTTAACCGCAGAGCAAACAGATATTGCCGATGATTTATTGCGCAGCGGAAAAATTCCCGGCGGGGAAGATTTTTTAAGCGACCAAGACTTTATTAAAAGCGTGATGCACAACTTAGACAAAATGTCTGATGTTGATGTGTTTGTTAATGTGGAGGCTAGAAGAAAGTCTGAAAATGGCTATGGGAAAGACAGCGAAATGTTTCCCCCAAGTATTTATACGGCACTACAACGTGAAAGTAATCGTAGGGGGCTGAATGAAAGTAAGGGGTATTATGTTGATATTACAGTTGGATTCCGGGAGAAAGCCCTCACCCAAGACCAAGCTGAACAGGTTCTTGTTGTCAGGAACAGCCTAGGCTATCTGCGCAACGCTCTTACGTTTAAGCGGCTTGTTTACGTTGGACGTATTTTCCACAACAGCGATGCCATGAGCTTCCCCGTTCTTAAAACAGCAGAGGATATTTACAGCAACGACGGTGCCATGAGCTTCCCCGTTCTTAAAACAGCAGAACGTATTAACAACAACAACGGTGACATGAGCTTCCCCGTTCTTGAAACAACAGGGCAAATTGCCAACAACAAAAGTGACATGAGCTTCCCCGTTCTTAAAACAGCAAGGAGTATTTACAGCAACAGCGGTGACATAAGCTTCCCCGCCCTTAAAACAGCAGGGGATATTTTCCTCAACAGCGGTGACATGAGCTTCCCCGTTCTTGGAACAGCAGGGGCTATTTCCGAGAACAGCGATGCCATGAGCTTCCCCGTTCTTGAAACAGCAGGGGATATTTCCGACAACAGCGGTGACATAAGCTTCCCCGTTCTTAAAACAGCAGGGGATATTTACAACAACACCGGTGACATAAGTTTCCCCGTTCTTGAAACAGCAGAGAATATTTCCTTCAACACCGTTGCCATGAGCTTCCCCGCCCTTAAAACAGCAGAACGTATTACCCACAACAGCGATGCCATGAGCTTCCCCGTTCTTAAAACAGCAGGGGATATTGCCAACAACAAAAGTGACATGAGCTTCCCCGCCCTTAAAACAGCAAAACGTATTAGCTACAACAGCGATGCCATGAGCTTCCCCGTTCTTGAAACAGCAGACGAGATTAGCAACAACACCGTTGCCATGAGCTTCCCCGCCCTTAAAACAGCAAAGAGTATTTACGACAACAGCGGTGACATGAGCTTCCCCGCCCTTAAAACAGCAAGGGGTATTTACAGCAACAAGGGTGCCATGAGCTTCCCCGCCCTTAAAACAGCAGGGAATATTTTCCGCAACAGCGGTGACATAAGCTTCCCCGTTCTTGAAACAGCAAACAATATTGTCGACAACAGCGGTGACATAAGCTTCCCCGTTCTTAAAACAGCAGGGGAAATTGCCGACAACACGGGTGTCATGAGCTTCCCCGTTCTTGAACCAGCAGAGGATATTTACCGCAACAGCGGTGACATAAGCTTCCCCAAAGATGTTTTATTCTCCGACGACGGCAATATCCTCGCCTATGTAGAGGACGGGAAGGTTGTTTTTGTAGCTGACAATATACCTAAAGACCATAACGTTAAAGGTCTTATGCTGCATGAGATAGGTGTCCATTTAAGGTCACTCGGAGTAAGTGATACGGAGTTCCAAGCCATACTGACTCGACTCGAAGCGGCACGTAAAGCTGGAAACAAGGCAGTAATAGCTGCTTTTGATCGAGTTCCAAAAGACACACCGGCGAACTTAGTAACCGAAGAAGCCGCAGGTTATTTAGTCGAAATGGCACCTGAATCAAGCTTTGCGCGGCAACTACTTACATGGATTAAAGCCAAGTTAAAAGCGTGGATTAGAGCCACAGCAAAAGGCCGTAACCTAATAGTGTTAACCCAATGGGCTAATAGTATTACTCAAGACGAGCTTGTCATGCTGGCTACCGCAGCTACTAGCGCGGATTCATCTTTGTTTAACAGCGACGCGGACAACCGTTCCCTAAACGTGCAGGGTGAGTATTTAAATAAGCCCCAACTTAAGGCACCCGTGTACAAAGGTGTTGCATTTGATGCTGAACTAAAGCAGCTCGCAGCGCGTGGACGGCTTGCACCTGTACTTAACAAATTAATCCCTAAACAACCCTCAGAAATACAACGCGTACTGCGTAAAATAGCCACGCAAAACTTACAGACTCGCATTGTTGTTGGTCCTACTCCAGAGGGTTCAAGTGGAGTTTATGACCCTATAACTGATGTAATTACGCTAGACCCAACTTTAGGTATGAATGAACATACTATCTTGCATGAAATGGGGCATGCTGCGTTAGCGCAAGCGGTAAACAATCCAGACCTACAAATTACTAAAGATTTCTTTAAGTTTTTTTCCGACATAAAACTGCAAATGGGCGATGCTTACGGCGGTCAAAATTTGCAAGAATTTGTTGGCGAGCTAATAGGTAATCCAGAATTCCAAGCGCTTCTCAAAAACATAAAAGCTCCGAAAAGCGAGAGCATGTGGAAAAATATACTGGATGCTATTTTAAAGTTTTTTACCTTTGGGAAAGGACAAAGTGCATACAACAAGGGTTTAGACTTTATAGATAAACTTCTTGACGTGTCTCAAGGTGTAGAACCTACGCTTACTGACCAATTGTTCCTTGGCACGCCTGCGATGGGCGTTAAGGCTATTGGTAACATAATGAATAGCGGCAAAAAATTAGCAGGTAGCAAAAAAGAAGACTTGCAAAATGCGTTGTCTAAGTTGGGTAGTACTACTAAAGGCGGCACAATCCTTAGCAACGCTTTACGTGCTTTACGCTTAAATGATTTAGTTAAGCTGTATGGCGATAAAATACCTGCACTGCAAAGATTAAGGGACGCCATCCTTGAGCGTCAAGGCGCAACAGAGAAAGCAAGAAAAGCCGTACAAATTAACTATATAAAATTTAAAAAGATAACTAAGAAAAAACCTGCACAGACAGCAAAACTAGCGGAAATAGCGTCTGAAGCGCGGCGGGAAGGTTTTGATCTTGTAAAAGTAGACCCAGAGTTTAAAGTAGACGAGTTATCTCCCCAACAAAAAGTTAAGTTTAACAAGCTGATGGTGCGCTTGCGTAACTTAGACCCCGACGTGCAAGAGATGTACAAAGATATACGAGCAGACTACCGCCGCATGTACGACCAATACAAAAAATATGTTCTTGACCAAGTTAAAGACGGCACGAAACGTAAGGAACTAGAGGCAAGATTCCTTAAAGAAACTTCAGCTCCGGGCTACGTCCCGTTCTTACGTTTTGGAGATTACTTTCTAGACTACACCGACGCTGCCACAAAGACGCGAGTGGTTAAAGCGTTTGAATCTCCGCGTGAACGAACAAACTTTTTAGAAGCTAACAAAAGCAAAATCCAAAACGAAAAACAATTTGATCGTACTGCTAACGCTATTTTTAACAAGAAAAGTTTCCCCCCTGCTAGTTTTGTATTCCAACTAATGGAAGCGCTGCCTCCCGAACAACAAACTATTGTGTATGACCAGCTACTCACTTTGTACCCAGAAAATTCTTTTATGCAAAGGACTCGTGCAGCAGATAAAGTTGAAGGAGAGTCTAAAGATTTAGTCCAAGGCTATGCGGACACCATGCTTAAATGGGTTACTAAACAAAGTAGCTTGGAATTCTTACCTAAAATACAAAATAGTTTAAGCGAAATAAAAAGCGCAAAAGTTACTGGTGTAGAAGCAGCAGTAAAAAATGAAATGGGACGACGAGAAGAATTTATTACAAACCCAAATTACGGTCCTTGGACTGCATTCTTTGCTACTTCTGCGTATAACCTTTTCTTAACGGGCAACATTTCTGCGGCGATTGTTAACTTAAGTGCGCTTTTGCTTTTGTCTGGCCCCCTCCTTACAGGCGTGTACGGATTTAACAAAACTAATGCTGCATTATTTAAAGCTATGGGGGTTGCGAAACCCAAACTTAATGATTGGAACTCTGACACAGGGGCCTTTGAAGCCGCTTGGACTAAAGACCCTAAGTACAAAACTTTAGTTGCCGGTTTAGACGCTAAAGGACAACGCGAACATACTTTACAACGAGAGATATTAGAAGGCTCTAGACAAAGCACTGTAGAATACGATGCTTTCGGGGCACGCTTTATGAACTTAGCGAGCGTACCTTTTACTGAAGCAGAAAAATACAGTCGCAGTACTACAGCAATAGCAGCATATGAACTTGCAAAGGCCGCAGGCAAGTCAGACGCCGTCGCTGTTGAAGAAGCCGTACAACTAGTTATGGATGTGCATACTTCCGGTATAGCAGCCGAGGGTCCGCAACTCATGCAAGGTAGCTTGGGCCGTGTAATGTTTACGTTTAAAACTTTCGTTTGGAACAGCGCAACTATAGTTGCCATGACTGCACGCAAGGCATTTCAAAAAGAACCCAGCGATGTACGTAGAATAGCTCGTAAACAATTGCTTGGTATTTATGCCATGAGTGCAGCTATTGGGGGCATTAACGGGCTGCCTTTCTACGGTTTTGTTACTACGCTGGTAAATATGATCGGTGCTCTTGCGAGTGCATTCGATGATGAAGATGAGCCGTTCAACTTTAGAGACGAAACACGCGAGTTTACCAATGAATTCCTTTACAAAGGTCCGTTGAACTATATAACTAATTTAGAAATATCCAATCGCGTCGGGTTAGCTAACGGCTTGTTGTTTCAAGAAGACCCGTATAGCGTTGAGCAGAACGGTTACATTATGACCGCAGTTATGCAAGCTATGGGGCCTGTGGGTAGCTACGCTCTTAACATAGAGCGAAACGCAGGACGCTTGCTTGAACAAGGTGACTACGGAAGATTTTTTGAAGCCATAGCACCTAGCAGTTTGCGTAACATACTTAAAACCGGGCGCTTTATGCAAGAAGGCGCAAGGACAATGGATGGGGACCCTGTTATCGAGAATATAAACAGTTGGAATTTGTTTATGCAAGTGTTTGGTTTTGGTCCCGCTGATCTATCTAGTTTGTATGAAGTTACTGCTGGGGGATTAAATTACCAATCTAAAGTGCGCGCTACTAGACAAAAAATACTCAAAAAGTATTACATGGGTATAACTACCGGCGATAGCGGACTAATAGCCGAAGCGATACAAGAGTTCACTAAGTTCGGGCGCGAGTTTCCAAAATTGGTAAATTCTGATACTTTAAATAGATCGTTCAAATCTAGACAGGCTTACGAACGTGACCTTGTGTACGGCATGAAATTTGACGCCGGACTTAAAAGCAAAATAAACGAACGGTACTTAGACGAATTTATAGAAATTTAAACACGCCATACCCGGATGCCCCGCACCCCGCTCTCTATAACTACTTTAATAACTACTTTAAATTTTAAACGTTTAATTTCTGTAAGTATAATTTTACGTGCCGTCGGAGGATGCAGGCATGGCACAAAGAACGACCACCCTGCTTTGAACCTCGTCCAGTTAATCTGGTAGTCCACTTTCTCCACTAGCATTCTTTTCTTCCTTGGGTAGCACTTTAGTGCCTATAAATTCAGGATGCCCAGACCAAAACCACACGCATCGCGTAGGACTAGTCGTCATAGCCATACCTTTACCCATATTCTTGTTGTGGGTTTTAAGTACGCACCCCCGGTCTGTCAAGTCTTTAATAGTGCCAGTATAGTCCGCTCCGCGAGCAAGAAAAAAATCTCTCAGCTTACCTGAAGCAATATACACACGCTGAGCATCTGGTTCTTCACGTATGTACAAAGCCCCCCGTGGTTCTAAATACGGGCGCTTATCCTTGCCTGATCGTGCGTCTGCTTTTGCGTCGATAGATAATATATTCTGCGCATGCTCGTTAATAAACTCACCAATGAGTCCAAAGTTGTCGCTTACTGGGGCAATAGTGTTGAGGCGCATATCTTTAATTTTAGGCGCTACCTTTTGGTAGATGCGCTTCATATCGTAATCAATAATGTCTGCTTCAACTGCTAACATACCACCCGCTATATTTGACGCCACTATAGCAGACCAATTTCTTTCGCGTTGTGTAAGACCTACCTCTGTATCTATCTTAGCTTGTACACCTAACAGCGTAGTCTTTGCATGCTCAGGGTTAGCCAATATATGTTGCACAAAAGGTTCTATTGCGTGTCCAAAATTATGATTAAGCTGATGGTCAAACATATGTTTGCCTTCTGCGGTTGATATTACGCTTACGTCTTGGTACTCAATAGTAAACTCTAAGATACGCATTAGTTCTCCATCCGGTGCATTCTTAGCGTTCATCAGCTTTTGATAGAAAGACGCGTTAGACGAAGACAAAGTAATGGTGCGCCACGTAATCTCGTTTTTACGATTAGCGTTTATATGGAATTGAGCTTTCTCTTTACCTCTACCTTGAGACGCAGCGTAAGCAAACTTGCCTATGTCCTTATCTTCTATGTTTGTCATCTCGTCTATGGTGTTAACTATATTGTTCAACGTGCCTAACTTATTTATCCGTCCTGTAACTGTATCGTCTGGAGTGCCTAGTAACAGTTCGGGATCACCCGCTACGCTGTTTGCCATACGCAAGATGGTGGTTTTACCTGTACCTGCCTTGGGGTGTACTAAATTAATAATGGCACCTTTCTGTCCTGTTAAAGTTAGTAATACAGCACCAAAGCCACTAAGAGCTGCGAATGCGTGAACTTCTAACCCCGGACGGTTATACATGTTGAACACTTCTTTCCACTTATCGTATGACCCCCGAGGCTGTAAGTAATTGCTGTATGTAGCCGTTACGGACGAAGGTGGAGAGTAATATACGCCGTCAGCACGTATCTCCCTTTCTCCTACAATAAAAGCAGTATTATTTTCTACCCAACCAAATTGAACGTGCATTTTGTCCGCCTTACCTTCTGTTGATAACGCTCTAATAGAGTCGATAACGTATTTATGCAAGTAGGTACTGTTAGCTTTATCTGCTAACACGCCGTTTCTTGCGAGTACTTTAGTTAATTCCCGTGAATCTAACTGTTCGTTTTTAATAGTAAACGTTCGTTTTCCGTCTTTAGGTAGATGTACTACCGCAATAGCAACGTCTCCGTCTGTTGGGTCGGTCAGACGTTGCTCTATATAAAAGTCATATTCGTAAACAAAGTGTGGTTCCTCGTCGGCAGCCTGTAGGTATATACCGCCATTTTCTCCTTTATAATATGGGCGGCGATACGTAACTTCGCCTTCTCTGTACTGAGCTTTCTTAAGAGCTTGTCCAAGTACAATCGGGCTTGTTATCTTCCCTTTATGAAGACAACCTTTACAACCTTTCGGGTTGTTAATTTCAAATTCTGTACAAGAATGTGGGCCTTTTATACCTTTCATCTTTCTTTCAGTTGCTTCAAGACTGTAATCGGGATGTCCTTGCGAAAGTACAGTAGCTGCCCTAACGTTATCTTGGCAGAACTTAGCTACAGACAAGGCGTTAAACCATCGTGGCTCAGCTAAAGTCGCTCTGTTTCTAATACAATCGTGCAACTGTAGACAACCGTCTTTACGGGTGACTATTCTCTTGAATACGTTGGTGTAATTTTTTTCAAATGCTCTTTGTTCAAAATCTTTCGGCAAAGAAACGTGTTCTATTGTTTCCGCATCTGAGGCTACCCCAAGTATCTCTCTAAGTTCGTCAGGTGTAATTCGGGTGGTGCTTGGACGTATTAGGGTTACTGGAGCAGGAGGGTTATACTTTTGATTAAAAGTACCGGGTACTCTTAAAATACGTGAGGCATCAAATACTCTTTGGTCGGCATAGAATTCTTGGGTTACGCAGATTTGCTTAAGGCGGTTACAAATAGGTTGCCATCGGTTGCGCGGCACTTCTTCCGTGAAAGCCCAATATGCGTGTATACCACCCCCAGAATCTATTACAGCGGGTAACGGCAATCCTACCGTGTTACAAAACTCTTTCAGCGCAATCTGTGCGTCGTGTTTAGTTTCATATCCTTTGGGCAAACCTGTAGACGACGCTACGTCGTTAATCTTGTCCACCCCACAATCTATATCTACCCAGATAGCCTGTAATGACTCTACGTTTTTTGCTTCTCTGCTTCCGGCTTTCCCTAACTTACCGAGCATGAAGTAGACATCCTTGCCTTGCTTTACAAACTTCTCAACAAGAACATCTACTTGCGCTCTGTCATCAGTAAACTCAGAAAAGAAACCTGACCCTGCACCTGCACCAACCACACAGTAGTAGCCGCCTGTAGGCACGACGTAATCTATGAGGTTAAAGTCCATTATTTTTTATACTCTATCAGCAGTTGTTTAATAAGGTTTTTTAACTCTTCTTTTGGCTCGTGTACGCCTGCAAACCAGTTGTAAACAGTCTGCCTGCTGACTCCAAGTTGGGATGCAACTTTAGCAACTGGTACTTCCTTTCGGATGCACACACGGCCTAGTTTTACCCCAAGCATAAAGCCATCAGCTTGTTTATTTAAACTACAAAGCCGTGTTGTGTAACCGTAGCTCATTAGTCTTCCTCCCCCCATATATCAATGATGTCAGCCATTGCTTCGTCTTCTGCTGGCGCAATTTCTTTTTTCTTCTTACGTTTAACAGGTTCAATAATCTCTGGCTGCTCTTCTTCATCGTCCACAAAAAGATCGAGCTGCTTAGTAATCTGCCCTTCAGCTTCCAACATATTTTTGTCAGCGGCATCCGTCTTCGCAAACATGCTCTTGGTGTCATCCGCAGTAAAGCCTTCTGCGGTTTCAAAAGGGGATGGGGGCTTGTAAGGTATATACTTAAGCACTTGCACTCCACGTAAGCGGAGAGAAACGCCAGTAGTAGCCATCTTAAACGGGATCAACTCGACTGCTATGTTTACTGTACTACCAGTAGTAAGCATGAAGTCACTACCAAGGGGGTCATTTTTAGCATCGAACTGAGCTGGGAGTGTAGTTTCAATACCGCTATATGCTGCTTTAAGCGTAGTCTTGCCTACGAAAGTACCATCGTCTTGTTTCTTAAACGGTATTTCCAACTTAGCAGGCCAAGTCTTATCGCGCCCCTTGGCACTACCGTAAGCATTCTGCATAACTGCGTAGAGTTCTTTGGCTTGTGCTGCGCTCATGCAAAAGTCTAACTCGTAACGTGCACCGTCTTCAGTAGGCTCGCAAGGTACACTTTTACCTTTCTTACCTGCTTTGCTGTCAAAACGATAGGGTTTGTCTAAGCGGGGGTAACGTGCTTCAACGTTTTTAATTATGTGTGATGGATTAGCCATGTATACTTCCTCTATGTTTCTTGTAAAAGGATTTAATGATTGCGAAGCTGCTTTTATTTGCTGCCTCGCGGTTGCAAGTTCTTCCTCAGATAGAGGTCGAACTGGTTTAAAATATATCCGGTAAGAGCTGTAATGCTCGACTAGATATAATTCGGTTAAGATTTCTTCTACTTCCTCGCGGTTCTTCTCCAAGTATTCAACGTACTTATAAAAACCAAATTTGTTTGTCTCTTTAGAGAACAAGCTGCTTGCACTTACGCGTAGCTCGCAGACAATGCCATCTTCAGGGAGTAGTACTTTAATAACTTGGTAAAACTTACATGGAGCACTACGGTCAAAGCTGCCGCCTGTAATACTTTTAGTGCAATCTAAACACCGACTGGCTTGCACTTTGTTTTCTAGCACGGCTTTGTCGGGTCGGATGCATCCGGTAGACCAACATGCCAAGCTACTGCCCTCGTAATAGCTTCTAGATAACTCTCCTTTATCTATTACCACGACTTGTAAAGAATTTAGGGGACAGTTAGTCCGTGGGTGTAAAAAACACCCATCTATGTTTTTTAATCGAATCATTTATTACGCGGCTTTAAAACGGAAATAATATACTTTCGGTTTGTTTGTAGTCCCGCAGGCATAAGCTCAGGATTATTCTCAAGAAACTGTTTCATTGAAAGGGTAGAAATTCGTTTCTCAAGTAAATGAAGGGCATCGTGCTTCTTAATGAAGTCGTGCATCATTTCCCAATCGCTAGTCCAAAAGCGTGTTTGTATCTTACGGCTAACTGTGCCGGAGGGTGTTCTTAGACTATCGAGGTCTTGCTCTTCGCAAAGCGCAAGTAACTTAGATACCACTGTCTCCTGTTGCTCTTTTATTTTACTTATTTCGTGCTCTTTTTCTTGTATAGCGTCCCGCATCTTTATGTAAATACGGGTTAGTTTGTCTGCTGAATCTTTCATAGCACCTCCTATTTGGCAGGGAGGGCTAGTGTAGGGCAAACCAATTTACATTGTCAAGCATCTATTTCTTGTTTGTATAAATCGACTATTTTAGTGTGGTTCTCAATGTTAGAACGCAACATAGTGTATAACCTTCGCTCTATTGCACTTCCTTCGATGTGCACCACAGTCATCGGGTTGTGTTGTCCCGGCCTGTCAATACGTGCATTGGCTTGCAAGTATGTTTCTACGCTAGTAACTGGAGCGTACCATATAACCGTATTAGCAGCGGTAAGAGTAAGGCCGTGCGAAGCTGCTTGTGGTTGAATAATAAGCACTTTAATTTTATCTGTGGTTTGGAAGTCGGTAATTATTTCGCTGCGTTTGTTAACAGATACCTTACCTGAAATTATCTCCGAAGTTATTTTGTGCTTGTTGCAAAATTCTTTAAACAATTCAATGGTGTGCGTAAAGGGTATAAAAACTAAGACTTTATGTGACGACTCATCTATAACTTCTTTAATAACATTAAGCCGATTGCTTACGTCAAATTCAATAACCGCACGGTCATCCGAGTAAACAGCGCCCCCTGATATTTGCAACAACTTGTTAAGATTAACAGCCGCATTAACCGACGTAACTTGTTCTCCATCGGCCTCCATCGTCATGCGATCTTTCAGTTGTTTGTAATACGTCGCTTGTTGTTTGGTCAATGGCGCTTCTCGTTCTACGTAAGTAACACTAGGTAAATCAAGGCATTGGTCTTTCTCGAAGCGTATAGCAGGTTGCAAAGCCTCGTGGACAATGGTACTTGCTTCAGGTTTAGGTCGCCATGTGTATTGAGATATTTTGTACATAACCTTATCTTTAAACTGCCCGAAATACTGGGGTACATTTTGTGGGTTAACTAATTTAGCTAGTCCAAACGCGTCTGTCGGAGCTTGTGCTGCCGGAGTACCAGTAAGCATCCATAACCAGTCCGTGCCTTTACACAAATCACGCAATATTTTCCACCGATCAGTCTGGACGTTCTTGTAGGCGCTAGCTTCGTCAACCACAATTAAGTCAAAGCCACCATTAAGTATCTCTTCCTTTACTACCGCTACGCCGTCAAAATTAATTACGACAAACTCAGAACCTGCGTTGATTATCTTTTTACGTACTGCGGAAGTGCCATGTGCCACAGAACAAGTACGGTGCATAGCAAATTTAAACAAGTCTTCTTGCCATGCTGATTTCATAATCGACAGAGGACATATAACAAGCACACGATTGATAGCACTTTCCTGTATCAAGTAGTCTGCTGCCCATATTACAGAAGCGGTTTTACCCGTACCCTGCTCGTTAAAGCAAAAAGCTTTTTTGTTAAGCGTAAGAAAAGAAGCGGTTTTCTTCTGATGAGCAAAAGGTTTAAAACGCCCCGACCACTCGTACTCACGCCCGATAGGAGAGGGCACGTTTTTTATGCCGACGCTGTTTAACACTTGTGCTTCGTGTAAACGCCAAGGCAACGCCAACTTAAAATAACCGTCTTCTTGCTCTGTTACTTTATAATTTTTTACGCGCTCGGTAATCAAGTGCGGATGTTTGGTCTTTAGCACCATCGCCCTATTATTTACAATCTTCATACTTTAGATTTCTTTTTGCGCTCACGCGTACTGGTTTCAGAAACTAAATTGCCCTTAGAGTCCCTACGGAAAGAACGATTGCGGCTCGCTGTTTCTACTCTAGTGCCATCAGAGTTCTTACCGCCTTTATCCATAGCTTTTTTGTGCGCCACGTCGTTACCGTCTCCTTTGGAAACTTTACCTTCCCGTTCGGCTTTGCGGCGCACCGCATTACGTTTGGCACGGTTTTTCTTTTGTTCTTCAGAGCCTTGGTAATTTTCGTATTCGCTTTTGTAATTTCGTTTCTTTTTGTCGATCATGTTATTGTTTCCTATTATGTTCACATGAAGTTACGGGACAGTACGCACAAAGCGGCCCATCTATTGCGTTCCACACATTTTTTTCTTTCGCCACAGCAAGTTGCTCTAGTGCTTCGTCAAATACACTGAGATATGACTTATACATATCCACGGTGTGTTGTTTCTTAATAAAGTCGTTGCTTACTACATATGCTAGAGCAGACTTAATTACTTTTACGTAGGGGTAACATACGAATGTAGCGCCTGCCAACATGTCGAGCTGCTTAGTGTCCGCATACGCAGTGTTCTTGCCCGTCTTGTAGTCTACAATATAAGCTTTTTCGTCATTAACTATTACCAAGTCGGCAATACCGCGCCACCAAGCGTCCGCAGAATGATAACGAGTAGGGCTATACGTATTACCTTTCTTTGCTATTGCCATACGTAACTCGCATAGTTTTTGCCCTTTGATACGGTTAAGAGCTTCCAGCGGTTTTTTTATGTAGTCAAACTTTGTGGGGATAGGCTCGCCTTGTTTAATATATTTTTCAGCAGCTTTGTGCACCGCATTGCCGTAAAAAGTAGCGGAGTTACCTACATCTTTAACATCTTTAAGTATTTTTAAATGATAGTACTTTTTAGGGCATTGTTTAAATGTGTTTATGCTGCTATAAGACCAAGCTGTCATTTGTCACCTCCGCATCATTCATCGGTCAACACCTGTATAAAACAAGCCTGATGTTAACTCCGCCAGTTGTAAATCAGAGTCTGAAGGGCGGTCATTACACCACCTT